TGATTTTATCCTGGAGCATGTTGGTACCAGTGAGGATGTAATGATGGCACAGATCAAGGAGGAGATTGATGCACTATGTAATTTTGCATTCGCTCGCAAGCGCATATCCTTCGACTTCGATGATACACTAACTACAGCCAAAGGTCAAGATATGGCCAGGAGATATCTCGCAGCCAATGATGAGATCTTCATTATCACAGCTCGCACTCAATCGAATGGAGGGCCAGTATATGCGATGGCTGAAAAATTACGCATCAAAAAAGAGAATGTTTATTTCACTGGAGGCAAACATAAATGGATGCTAGTGAAGCGCCTTCGCATTGAGAAGCACATCGACAATAATGAGGAAGAGCTTCAGCTGATTAGAGAGAATACCACAGCCGAGGCCTGGAAAATTTAGAACAACAATACATAATAAGTAAACAACAGAAAAATGAACGAAAATTTCAAGGCAATCATGGACTCAATCAGAGAACTGAAAGCTACATTTTCAGCCAAGGCAGAAGCTTTCAACGAGGCAGTGCTTGAGGATGGCACAATGATCTCCTATGAGGGAGAGCTTGTTGTCGGGACAGCTGTTTTTGTAGTGACAGAAACTGAAGAGATCCCAGCTCCAGAGGGCACACATGCACTCGGTGGAGAATTGACTGGAATATCTATCGTGGTGGATGCGAATGGTATCGTGACTGAGGTCATTGATACAAGAGCTGAAGCTTCTGGAGATGAGCCAGTGGAAGCTTCTGAAGAGGAAGCTCCAGCAACAATCGAGCAATCAATGTCAGCTGAGGATGTTGAATCTATCGTGAATGCGAAGCTTGAATCATTCAGTGCAATCTTCGAAGGATTGACAGATATGATCAAAACTATCGCATCAGAAAATGATTCTCTCCGCAATGAGGTGACTGGATTGAAGGGAGAATTCGAATCCTTCAAATCAGCTCCATCAAACCAGGTGACAGAAAGCGAGAAATTTGCAAGAGTTACGAGCACTCTCACAGCTCGCCAATTACATCTAAAAAGCAACTTAAACAAATAACAAAATGTCATTAAAAAAATTCATTTCGACAAAATTCGATTATGATGTGGCTGATTTGGCACCATACATCGATCAACAGAGAGAAGATCTAATCACTCGCTCTGTAACTGAAGCTAAAACTTTGGGATACATTTCTATCCAGGAGGGCATCAAAGGATCTGAGGCAATTAAATTGCTCGATGATTCAATTATTTATCAATCTGGTGACTGTTCAATGGAGCCAGCTGGAGATACAATCTTCACTGATCGCAATATCGCAGTGGAAACTTTGGGATACATGAAACGCTTTTGTCAGAAGGATCTTGCTGGATTCTGGACACAATTGGCACTTCGCCCAGGAGCAATGGCTGAAGATCAATCTTTGCCATTCGAAGCACAATTAACTTCATATCTTTTGAGCTTGCATGCAATCGAGCTTGACAAATTGATCTGGAAAGGAAACAAAGCAACTGGAACTGGGAACTTGGCATTCATGAATGGATTCATTCAATTCTTAACAGTGGCAAATGGATGTGTGAACTTGAATACATCTGGCACAGCTGCAATGGATGAGAATAATGCCTATGACGTATTCTATGAGTGCTTTACTAATACACCAGAAGCTGTGGCTGAAAGTGGATCTTTGATCTGTTTTGCTGGTCGTGAATCATTCAACTTCCTCATGAAGAATTTGGTGGACTTGAATTTCTTCCATTACTCTCCAGCGCAAGTGGCTACAATGAATGAGGTGATTGTTCCTGGTACAGATATGCGAGTGGTAAAGGTTCCAGGATTGAATGGATCAGATGCAATCTTCACTGGTAAAGCTACAGATTTCGTATTCGGAACTGACTTATCATCTGATTTCGATAATTACGAGATGTGGTATTCTCAAGATGATGATGTGATTTACATTCGCTCTAAATTCCGAGCTGGGGTACAGGTACCATTCCTGGATCAGATCGGTGTGTGGAGAAACGACTAATAATTAACAAAAATATGGGAGCGCTTTCGGGTGCTCCCTTCACAAATTAAAACGAAACAACATGGCATTATGTGAAATGACATCTGGCTACAATGACAGAACATGTACCAACGGAAAGGGAGGTATCAAATCTGTGCTTTTGTTCCCAGTGAGCGCAATCACTTTACCAATCGGTTTAACAGCCAATCAAATCACTTCATTAACTGTGACTGGTGAAACATTTTTGTATAAATTGAAGAGCAATCTTTCAAGCTATACAGCACCAATCAAAGTAAACAAGGATAATGGTACACTTTGGTATGAGCAAACTTTGACAATGATCCTAGCATCAGACACAAAGGAGCTTCGATCAGAGATTCATTTGCTTGCACAGAATGAGGTGTGTGCTTTGGTGGAGAAAGCTGATGGTACAATCGTGGCGCTAGGACTTGAGGAAGGCCTTCAAGTGAATGATGGTGGTGAATACACATCTGGAGTGGTGAAATCAGATCGCAATGGTCACACAATTGTGCTGGCTGGACTTGAGAATAACGAGGTGCCAGATGTATTGGCATCTGTTTACGCAACTTTATTGACGCAACAGTCACCAACTGTCTAAATTCAGACCGACAAAATAATTGAGGGAGGGGAGGATTCCCTTCCCTTTTTTGCTTAAATTAGGCATATGAAAATAAAAGCTGAATACATCGGTACAGAGATCAGAATGAATGGCCAGAGATGGTACATATCAGAAGGCAATGAAGCTGAATACAAGGAAGCTGGATTGATATTCATCTTCGAAGCGAAATCACCTAAAATCAAGCGCAATGCTAAAAATACAGAGGAATCAAACGAGCACATTGATTGTGACAGTGACGGAACTACAGACACTGGCAGCTCCATTCTGGCTGTTTGAATTCACACATCAACAAAGTTTTGAGACAGTGACATGCATCCTGGACAATATCTCGATGGGGATTGCCAGATATGATGAATTCGTGATCACTGATGGTGTGGATCTGGTATTCCCATATAATGGTGACTATACATATCGCATCTGGGAGCAGCAATCAGATACCAATCTGGATCCATTACAAGCTCATTCACTTTGTGAGGAAGGCCTGGCTAATGTTTACGAGATTGCATCACCGAATAATGAATATGACACAGAAATAATTCATACAATATATGAGTGATAAGATGATCACACTTTCATTTTCCAAAGAATACCAGAAGCCAGTGGAGATGAAGGATAAAAAGATGGGCTTTATGAAATGGGGGGTTAAAAATGACTATCCATTTTTCCTCATCGACATGCTGAATGGATCAGCCTGGCACCAGGGTATTGTAAAGAACAAAACTTTCTACATCGCTGGATCTGGCCTTGAGGTGACATCTGGAGATGCGGTTTTATTCATGCAGAATCCATGGTCAGATTTCGATATGAATGAGATTGTTCAGCGCATGGTATTCGATTTCGAGGTATTCGGAGCTATGGCTGTCATAGGTACCTGGAATAAAGAGGGATCTAGAGTGGTGAGATGGGAGCACATTGATATCGATGCCATCAGAATCAGCGAGGATGAGCGCTTGTATTATGTATCTGATGATTGGAATGCCAGGGAGCAAACTCCAGAGGCTACTAATTTTAGAACATATCCAGCGCTTGATGAGAGCAATCCAGTGGGATCCTTCATTTTGTACTATAAAGAGCCAGCTAAAAAAGCTAAAGGTGAGAAGGGCATATATCCAAAACCAGCATACAGCGGTGGAATCACAGCCATTCAGACAGATGTGGACATCAGTAAATTCCACATGTATGAGATTCAGAATGGATTCAAGGCTGGCACTCTCATAAACCTGGCGAGCGGATTCCCAGAGACATCTGAGGAGGAGCGCAAGATCAAGGAACAAATCAAGGGCCGCACTCAATCAGTGGAGGATGCTGGTGAGATTATCATCACCTTCAGTGATTCGACAGATACAGCTCCGACAGTGCTCTCTCTCAATGGCAATGACTTGAGTGATCGCTATCTGATGACAGAGAAATCAGTGCAACAGAATATCCTGGTGGCGCATTCAGTGACATCGCCATCATTATTCGGCATCATCAAGGATGGATCATTCAATGCAGCCGAATCAGCGGATCTCTTCGAGATCTTCAAAATGACATATGTGAATGCTCGCCAGAAGCAAGTGGAATGGATGATTAACTACATGGCGAAGATATCTGGAGCGATGGCAACATTAAAGCTCAAGGATGTGGCACCAATAGCATCAGCTCTGAAGCCATCCGCTGCGATTTCAGCGCCTTCAGCAACAGCTCCGACAGATGCACCGGTGGATGTGGCGAAGAGCGCTCTCAATGGAGCACAGATTGCATCATTAGTGGAGATAGTGGCACAGCTCAAAGGTGGAATTTTAACACCAGATTCAGCTCTTCAGATAGTGCTCGCATCATTCCCATCAATCGATGAGTTGCAAGCTCGCAAAATTGTGGGCCTTCCTTCAGTTACGATGGCCAGCTGTGGCCAGGATCATGCATTCAGCAAGGATGAGCTTGAGATATTCTCTGAATATGGAAGGAGCGCATCTGATTACTTTGTGATCAAGGAGGAAATTATCGAATGGGATACACCATCAGACCAGGTATTCACCAGATCAGATGAGATCTTCGCATCTGTCGGAGAGCTTTTGATTCAGCTCACTGACTATGATAAGAATGTGGTGGATATGCTTAACAGAGGAGAGGATTCCACAGCGATTGCCAGAGCTACAGAAACGACAATTCAACAAGTGGCTGAATCAATTGCCAAGCTCACAGCTCTGGAGATATACCAGGCTGGAGAGGTGACTGATCTGGGCCGAAATTTAGTGGAGAAAGCCGATGCACCAGTATCTCAATTCGAGGTGGTGTATTCATATAAGGAGCGCCCAGGTGTTCCTCCAGTTAAAACAAAGAGCCGAGAATTTTGCATCCGATTGCTGGGATTGAATCGACTATATACCAGAGAGGATATCAATCGAATCAGCGAGAGAGTGGATCGCAATGTATGGACATATCGAGGAGGATGGTACACCAATCCAGATACTCAAGTTTCAACTCCATTCTGTAGGCATATTTGGGTGCAGCAACTTGTAATAAAAAGAGGATAAATGAATATGATGATCACAGTGGAGAATCTGAAAAAACTCGGATTGATCCACAATAATACAGATACAAAGATCCTGGGAGTGGCCATCAAGCGCACTCAAGACATGCACATTCAGCCAGCGACTGGAACATGCTTATATAAAGCTTTATTGCAGCGCATCGAGGATAATGATTGGGATGCTGATTACAGCAATCTCATGAATAACTATGTGCTCCCATGCCTGGTGGCATTCGTTGATTACAGAGCCGCTGTATTTTTGAATGAGAAGCTCACAAATAAAGCGGTGGGCCGCAGCACTGATGAATATCAGAATGCGAATACAGATACAGAAACTACAGCCTTGAGAGATCTCCTCCGCAAGGATGCATATTTTTACAAGGAGCGCTTGATTGGATTCCTTAAGGATGATAATGGTGTGAAATATCCAGAATATATCACCAATTGTGGAGATGATTGCAATGAGCATGTGGATAAAGATCGAACTGGATACAAGCCTACTGGATGGATAGTGTAAAAAAAGAATTTAAGGCCTCAAAAAAGGCCATCGACAAACTGAAAAAATACCTGGAGAAGAATGGACAAAACTCTCAATCAGCTGATGCGAGAATTCAGCGAGATAGCCACAGCACATCGACAAATAAAAACGTACTTTCAAGGTGATTTCTTTGATGCGATAAGCCGAGATGCTGTTGAATATCCGATGATGGTGGCAACATTACAGCCAGGATCATTGGGTGATGGATTTGTCCAGGTGAATGTGATCATCACTATCTGTGATAAATACAATATCCAGGAATATCGCCAGATCAATGAGGTGCATTCAGATTGCTTGAGCATATGCAATGACATCAAGATCACCATGCAACAATATCGCTGGACTGAATTCTCTGATATCAACTTCACCATCGCCACAGATCCATTCATTCAGCGCTCGCAAGATGTGACAGCTGGATGGAGCATGAATGTATCTCTCAATGTATTCGATGATGGCAACTGGTGTGATCTTCCTATGGATGATTACGACTTCGAGAATGGCAATCCTCCTCCATCCGGAGATTGCACTCCAGCGACTGTGGTAAACAGTGACGATTCATTCAGTGTGAGTATTGATTCTGGAGATACATATGTGCTCCCAGATACGACATATAACGTATATGTGAATGAGATTCTGGAGAATACGATTACTCTTCCCACATTGGGAGCAACAACTGATATAAATATAGTATGGCAATAAATATCAATATACCTTCTCAAGTTACTCAGAGCATCACAGATGGAGTGACATCAACAGCACCATCAGAGAATGCAGTGCATGATGCATTGGCATTGAAAGCCAATAGTGCAGATCTGGCAGAGGTAGCAACATCTGGAGATTACAATGATCTGATCAATCAGCCCACTATTCCAGCGGCACAAGTTAATGCAGATTGGAATGCAACATCTGGAGTGGCTGAGATACTTAATAAGCCAACAATTCCCAGCACATCTGGATTCGTTCCATATACTGGAGCCAATGCCAACCTGGACATGGGCACATACAATCTCACAGCTGATCACATCAATCTGAATGTATCTCCATCTGGAGCTGGTTATGTGGTGGGATCAACAAAGTGGAATAACACAATCGGAAGCTCTGAAACTTTACTGAAGGGAGGGAATGTATCTCTCAAGAATGGAGTGGATTTAGTGGCCAGGATTGTCAACAAGGTCACTCCCAATGCAACTTTATTGCGAGCCAATTATCAAGCTGTGCGTGTGAGTGGTGCTCAAGGAGGAAGATTGGCTGTGGCATATGCTCAAGCGAATAACGATGCCAACAGTGCGGATACCATTGGATTGATTTGCGAGGATGTAGCAACAAACCAGGAAGGATTTATTATCACTGTGGGCCAATTGCTAGATATCAATACAACTGGATCTCTCCAGGGAGAGACATGGGCAGATGGTGATGTACTATATCTATCACCTACGACAGCTGGAAGGATTACGAATATCAAACCATCTGGAGCAACTGGTCACATCGTAGTGATTGGATATGTGGAATATGCTCATGCCAACCATGGAGCCATCTATGTCAAGATCATGAATGGATGGGAGCTTGATGAGCTTCACAATGTTTCAATCACATCGCCAACTGGAGGAGCTGGATTGGAATATCAGACCAGCACAGCGCTCTGGATCGATGCATCTATACAATACACCATTGAGCTGATGGATGCGCTCACTGTGGACTTTTACGCACCATACAATATGAGCATCAACTCAGTTACAAATATCAAAAACTCACCTACAATCACACTTCAAGATGATGGTGCCGCATATACTCTGGGAGCATCCATCGCTGTAGGTAGTAAAATCACAGTGACAGCATCTATAGCTGGAGTGGCAAATTTAACAATCAGCAAAATATGAGCGATAATAGATACATAAAAGCGACAGCTCCAGCATCAGCCGCACCAGTGGGAGCGAAGCTCATGAAAACTGGACAAACTGTATCATATGCGACTGGTGATGATGGTGATATTGAAGCTGGAAGATTAACATCCTTCCTGGTGCTCGCATCGAACAATCCTTTCGGCAATAGCAATCGATTCACCAATAAAACTGGAGGGCAAACGTATACCAATGGAGTGGCCATTGATTGGAGCACATATGATGGAAGCACAGTGCTCGCATATTATTTTGGTGATTCAACAACAAGAACCTGGGCCACACAGCTCACACAATACACTTCTAGCACCATTGATGGATTGACTGGATGGAGATTGTTTAATATCTATGAGGCCATGAATATCATGAACTTCAGCTTTCCTGGAAGCTATTTATACAACTATGCACCATTCAATCTGACCAGGAGATACATGTTCGTATCTACGAATCAAGCTGGCACTGGAGCAATATCGACAGAAACTGGAGGGCCTAATCCATTCTCATCAACGAACAAAAACACCTCTTTGTGGGGTATCTGGACTAGAGTGTGTACAGTAAACGGAACAATAATAACATAAAGCTATGGCAACGTATAAATTCGAGCAATTTAACCTGGAGATCGTGGATCCCATCATCATCATGATCACTGTACATGACAATGTGCTCAATCGCACATGCTCTGTGGACATGGAGCTCACAGCTGATGGTGCAAAATTCGGCATCAATCTCCCAGGATTCACATATAGTGCTGATTGGAGTGATGATGAGGTGCGCATCTGGGCATTCACAGAGCTTCAGAAATTTGAGGTATAGAACAATAATACATATTATTCTATGACATCATTCATCCGCACAGCCATCTGGACATGCATGGCTTTCTTTGCTCCAGTGAGCTTGATTATCCTGGCTGTAGGCCTGGCAATTTTAGCAGATACAATCGTGGCACTTTCTCTGACGAAACATAAATTCACCAGCAAGCGCCTTCGAAATGGAATCTTGAGCAAAACAATTGCATATGAAGCTGCGATCTTGCTTCTCTTCCTGGTTGATTATGCGATGATCAATGATGCAGTGCTCACAGTGTTTAGTGTGCCATTCGTGGTGACGAAAATTGCTGGCCTCTTCCTCATTGGGATCGAGATCTCATCCATCGATGAGAAAATCAGAGAGAGATATGGTGATGATAAAGGAATAATAAGCCGATTCAAGGCATTCCTAAACAGCATTAAAAAGATAAAGGACAGTTTATGAGGATTCTCCTGGTATTCATTCTCCTCACATCATGCACAGCGGCCTTCCATGTGCGCCAGGCAAAGAGGCACATCGTAAAAGCCCAGGCCAAAGGTGCCACATTCGGCACAGATACCAGCTACAGATACATATATCGCACAGATACACTGTGGAATGAGATCACAAAGGAGAAGGAGGTGATCAAATCAGTGATTGATTCGGTGCCAGTGATTCACCAGGTGATCAAATATGTACCTTTAACCAGGTACCAGGAGCGAATTCAATACAAGCTGAAGAGAGATACCTTGAGAGTGATAAAGTACATCGCCAAAAAGGATCACAAAGCAAAGATAAAAACATCACCTATCACCTTGATCACAAAAATCATTCTGGCCATCTGGCTGATTGTGGTATCTTGGATGATGTATAAAATGGCAACATGGAGAGAATAGTGGAGGAAGCTCGAAAGTACATCGGGCAAAAAGAAAAAACTGGCAACATGGGATTCATCAATCCAGAATTCGATGCGAAGATGAGATCTGTGGGATTCGTGAATAGCCATGCCTGGTGCGCATATTTCGCTGAACTGATCTGGAGAGAAGCTGGCCAGGATACATCGCACTTCAGTGCATCAGCATTCAAAACATATCTTCAATACCAGGAAGCTGGAAGGAAGGGATCAGAGACAGCTGTACCTGGATCACTCGCAGTGTGGAGATCAGTAAAAGCCGGCAAACCAGGCTGGACTGGCCACATCGGTATTGTGAGCGAGGTGGGAGCATCATCATTCAAGTGCATTGAGGGCAATACAAATAAAGCTGGAGGAAGAGAGGGCATCGAGGTGGCTGAAAAAACTCGCACATATCAATGGAAGGCCATGAATGGATTGCAACTTGTTGGATTCATTCATCCATTATGAAATTTGAGGTCGAACTGATCAGAGAATTTCTGACTGAACATCCAGAGATTGGAAGCCGAACAGCTGCCAGTGCATTGATGGCTTTATATCCAGAGATATTCATCAGCTACAATGCAGTATATCAAAAAGTGAGATACTATCGAAATGAGTGCAAAGGTAGACCTACCAATGCAGTGGCTGAAAGAACTGAAGAGCAAAAAAGAGAAGCAATGGGATGGAAGAAAATTTTACCAGAGAGCGACTATGAGGAGATTGAAACATATACATTCCCTCCAGGATCGAATCGAATTCTGATCTTGAGTGATATCCATCTTCCATACCAGGATAATGAAGCGCTTTCCATTGCCATTCAGTATGGTATTGATCATGGTGCCAATTGTGTTTTTTTGAATGGAGATACCATCGACATGTACCAGGCTTCCAGATTCATCAAGGATCCCAGATTGAGATCCCTGGCTGGTGAGCTACAGATGACCAGAGATTTCTTTGAGACGTTAAATGAGGCCATTCCTGGGCCAATCTATTTTAAGCTGGGCAATCATGAGGAGAGATGGGAGAACTATCTCAAGGTGCGAGCTCCAGAGCTTCTGGGGATCACTGAATTCGAGCTTCAGCATGTGCTTAAATTCGGACAGTATGGAGTGCAACTAATCAAGAGCAAGCAAAAGGTGATGATTGGCATGCTTGCTGTCATGCATGGCCATGAATTCGGCAACAGTGTATTCTCACCAGTGAATCCAGCACGAGGCCTCTTCATGAAAGCGAAGGCAAGCTGTATCATTGGCCATCATCATCAAACATCAGAGCACAGCGAGAAGGATATGCATGGCAATGTAGTGACTACATTCAGCCAGGGATGTCTATGTGGCCTATCTCCAGAATATCTCCCATATAATAAATGGAATCATGGCTTCATTTTCGTGGAGGTGGATCCATCTGGAGAGTACAGAGTGAGGAATCTTCGCATTATCGATGGCAAAGTGAGATAATTGTCTATATTTGTGATGCACAAGGTATAAGCGTATAGTTTAGTTTAGGTAAAAGAGAGCACTCCGATGGGGTGCTTTTTTCGTTTATCAAAAAAATGTGCAAAATTATTTGCATATATCAAAATTATACTATCTTTGTGAGGTCATGAGACGCAAAATTTAATACTTAAAACATGAAAAAAATGAGCACAATCGCTGAACTGGATGCAAAAATGAAGCTTATCGCTGCATCTGTAGGCATGTCAGTGGAGGAATTCAGAAAGTTATCTCCAAAGAAATTTATCGCAATCTGTAATCAATTCAATTCAAACCTTAACAAATGAAAAATTTAATCAATTACTTTACTCCCAGAGACAATGATGAAAAAAACTCTCTCCTGGGCATGTTCGCTGGCCTTCTGGTGCTGGCTGTTATCTTTTATTTTTATTCACTCTAAAAGCTGTTAAAATGAAAAATCAGACATTTGTCGAATTCGTGATTGAGATAGTCACCAATGAGAATTTTTTGAAACAAGATGATGATCACAAAAAATATATTTATGGATTGCTGGAGGAATCCTATGAGATGAGAGTGCAATCGAGATATGATGCTGGACATCATCAAGGATATTTAGATGGAATGAGAAGATCAAGAGAAATCATAAAAGGAGAATAATATGAAAATTAAATGTGATGAATGTAAGGGCATTGGATCATATGATTGTGATTCGGAGCCAGGGCCATATGGTACCAGGATAAATGTTGAATGTGAAGATTGTGATGGCGAAGGCTGGATTGATGTGGAAGATGATGATGAGCCATTCGTGGATAGACTGTGCTCACAAATAAAGGATAAATTTGTGACAGATGCTGAATCAGTATTCATTGATGACAGACCAGCTGGATCTATGATATTTGCATTTGCACCTAGAGATCAGAAGACATATCACATCACATACTTCATCAGCAGAGGTAATGTCGAGAAGGAATCAACTCCATTGCTGGGAGGCTTGACATTGACAGCTGAATGCATCTCACATGCCATCAGTATATTCATGTCAACAAGTGGAGTGGCAGAATCAGAAATCAAATATATCGTGGAGCTATGATCACAGCGGAAGAGAAAGCACAGCAATTGATTAAGGAGCTACAGATGGAGCAATTGAATTGTGGCGCATATAGAACAAATATGAATTTGAGAGTGGCAAAGAGATCAGCTATAATTCTATGTGATCAGATGATTGAATTCGAGCACAGAGTGATTCAGCAACTTGATAAAATCACAAAGGATGCTGGAGGTCAATTCAAGTGCGAGCAAATGTACTGGGAGGATGTTAAATCTGAAATCGAGAAGCTATGATCACATATAAAGTAACATACAGAGCGAAAGCTGATGGCAAGTGGAGGATCATGTATCGTGTCCTCCAGGCCAACAGCCAGGAAGATGCCAGAAGGAAGATGGATCTGTGGGATCCTTTAATCATCAAAGTGGAGAGAGTATGAAAGTAACTGATAAAATAACGGTGACAAATGAGGATAACATGATCATGATGTCTCGCTATCCAGATAATTTTTTTGATTTGGCGATTGTGGATCCTCCATTTCCAGTGAATACAAATGGAGGAGGTAAAATAAGAACTTTAATGAGAAAAAAAGATTGGGATAATTCAATACCAACAAAAGATTATTTTGATGAATTAAAACGTGTATCAAAAAATCAAATCATTTGTGGAGGTAATTTTTTTACAGATTATTTGGAAGCTAATAATAAATGGATTGTGTGGCATAAAAATCACGCTGGAGATAAAACTAATTTTTCAGAAGCTGAATTATTTTATTCTACATGTAAGGGTAACATTAGAGTGTATAAAGAAACTATAATTGGTAAATCTTTAGATTGGCATGCGTGTCCAAAACCTATTAAATTATATAAATGGCTTTTGGATAATTATGCAAAAGAAGGATATAAAATTCTTGATACTCATTTAGGAGGAGGATCAATCGCTATCGCATGCCATGAATATGGATTCGAGCTCACAGCATGTGAACTGGATGAGGAGTATTATCTCAAAGCTGTGGAGCGCATTAAGAATCACGTATCCCAACAAAAACTATTTTGATATGAATACAAAACAGTATTATATCATCGAGTGCGGATTGAATGAGATTGATTTCGCACTTAAGCTCCTGGAGGCTGTAAAAAAAGAAGGTCACTACTATGTGCTGAATGTCACCATGCACATGGAAGCTGTGAGCTTTCAAAGAGTGACCAGGGAGGCATTTAACAAATTTAACGAATACGCATAATGGCAAGTGTAAAACAACTAATCAAGCTCGCAGAAGAGCACAAAATCAATCGCAGATGCAGAAATCGAGAGCTGGTATATAAAAGATATTATCTGTTCAGTGAACTGCGCAAGGAGCTCACTCTGGAGGCCATTGCTAGATTATTCGAAATGAATCACAGCACAGTGCTGTATGGGCTGAGGCAACATGATACATTTATCAGAATGAATGATCGCATATATATCAATACTGTGGCCAATCTATTCGAGAGAGTGAATGAATTTAACATCAGAGACATGGATCCATCTAATGTGCACATGAAGATCACCAATGATGAGGGCCAATTTATCACAATGGAGATATACCTTCACACAAAGCATGCTGATCTGTACAGAGATAATCAAGGAGTAATCAGCCGAGAGGTACTAAAGGAGATGTTATGAGAGAGAAGATGAGAAGGATGAGCTGTATTGTTTACATGCTCAAAGTAAAGCCGCACAGCATTGATCAGATCACTTCCAGGATCAATCATATGACTGGACTGGAATATCATCGGAGCTCCATTGAGAAGGATATCAGCATGCTCAGAGAGGAATTCGAATGCCCAATTGAAAGGAATGAGCAAAATCGCCTGGTGATCCTGGAGGAGTATTCATTCATTGAGAAGGTGATTGAATGGATTGAATTTTATCAGTGACCAGGTGTAAAAAAAAGTGTCAAATTTTTACACTTTACACCTATTAAGTAAAAAAAATGAACATGAAATTTTTTGAAAAATCGTTTTTTTTTGCTTTACACTGCCAAAAATCGCTGAATGCTTTGATATCATTAGCTTTGAGGTGTAAAAATAGGTGTAAAAAGGTGTAAAAATTACTGTCAAAAAATTACACCACAGATAAAAGAAAATTATATAAATGAAATAAATGTATAAACGCAATAATTTTATGGATCATTGCTGTACATTTGACGAAATCATTAAAAATTAAATATGAAAAAACGACTTATTGTTCGGAATTTAAGAGAATTTTTTGAATCAAATGTGAATAACCCATTCGCACATCTGGCAACCCTGGAGAGAGAGATCATGATCAGCGCACATCCGGATCTGGAGATTGAGATTGAGACAGCTGATGCCTGGATATTATTCAGTCAGACTGGAATGAAGGTGGAGGATGGATGTCTCAATTATATTTATCAATTTATCACTGCCAGATGAAGCTGCCAATATCAAGGATCAACAGATTGATTGATGATGGCTATAGTGTAATCACAATCGGTGACAAAAAGGTGCCTAATATCAAATGGAAAGAATTCCAATCGAGAGCCATGTCGAAGGATGAATTCGCAAAGCTTTATGATCTCCCTTCCACAATGGGCCAGGGGATCTGTACTGGATATGGTGGCCTGGAGGTGATTGATATAGATCTTAAAACTCTTCCAACATTACAAGCACAGCAAGAATTCTGGAAGGAATATCTCACATTTTTGAAGGATAATATCGCTGATTTTGATGAGAAATTTGTGATATACAAAACCATTAACAATGGATATCACATTCTATACAAGTGCGAGCTGATCCAGGGCAATCAGAAACTGGCAAAGCTTCAAAATCAGCCAGAGGCCATCATCGAAACGAGAGGCATCGGAGGATATGTATTCATCTATGATAAAAAGGTGACAGCTCTGGGATATTCTGAGATCAAGCAAATCAGCATCAAGGATAGAGAGGTGTTAATGGCCATCTCCAGATATTTCGATTACAAGGAGCCAGTGGAAGAGCAAGCTCCAGAGCATGTGCCAGAGGATTCCATCTCACCATGGGCCGATTTCAATCAACGCAATACAGTATGGGAGCTCATCCAGGATGATTTTACCATAGTGCGGAGATTGAAGGATAAGCAAGTGGTAAAGAGACATGGTGCAACATCAGAGCATAGCGGATATATTTACAATAATTCTGGCAATCTCTTCCTCTTTACAACTGGCACCATATATCCAGCCGAGAAGATCCTATCTCCATTCGCCATCTATGCCTGGAGATTTCACAATGGTGATATCAAGGAAGCATCCAGGGATCTATATGCCAAAGGATATGGATCTCGCCATGTAAAGAAACCAGCTCCATCTGATTATTCACCAGCTGATATATCCATCGATGCCAATGAGCTGATATTCCCTATGGATATATTCCCATCAGACATCCAGAGATACATGCTCGAATGCCATCGCACTCTGAACAGCTCCATTGATTACATGGGATGTTCAATGATGTGGCTTCTAAGCATCATCATCGGTAACTCAATTAAGATCCAGGTAAAACGTGGATGGATTGAATCTGGGATCCTATGGATGGCCATTGTAGGGAGGCCTGGTGTGGGTAAAACTCCGAATATCAATAATATCATATTCCCTCTCCAGAAGGCCAATAATAACGAAATCAAGACCTATATCAAGCGCCTAGATGCCTATCGAGAATATATGGATAAAGATAAAAAGGAGAGAGAAGGTGAGGAGCAACTGAGGAAGCCGATCAAGACTCAATTCATTGCATCTGATATCACTCTGGAGGCATTGGTGGAGCTTCATGAGGAGAATAAGAATGCGGTGGGAGTATTCAAGGATGAGCTCGCTGGCTGGCTGAAGGATATGAATAAATATCGAGCTGGATCTGATCTTGAATTCTGGCTGTCATCCTGGAGCAACAAGGGAGTGGCGCTCAATCGTAAAACTTCAAAGAGCTCATTTGTTGAATCACCAGTGATCCCAATCCTGGGAGGTATTCAGCCAGGCATCCTCAATCAATTCTATACTGAAGAGAATAAAGATAATGGATTCATTGATCGTATTCTCACATGCTATCCAGATCTCGATGTGGAGGAGTATAATGATAATGAAATGGATGAGGGCCTTCTCCAGTGGTATGAGGATTTTATCATCGATATGTACCAGAGAGTGAAGCGCCATATCGTGGTATATGACAATGATAATGAAATCACATCAATCATCGCCACATTCAGCACCAAGGCCCAGGAGGAATGGAAGCGGATCTTCAATGAGATTACAGTGATGCAAAATTCACCGATGGAAAATGAATACATGAAGAGCATGCTCCCAAAGCAAAAGAGCTATATTCCCAGATTTGCACTTCTGATCAATACACTGGATACCATGACTGGCCAACATGATTATGATGTGAACTATATCACCAGAGAATCATTACTGAAGGCCGAGCGCCTATCCAGGTACTTTATCAACATGGCCAAAAAGGTCAAGATGCAATCATCGGAGACCTTCGAGATCAAAAAGGTGATGAATGTGAATAAGCTGAAGAGCAAAAAGGATCAAGTGCAAGAGATGTTCAAAGCGAATCCAGAATTCAATCGGAGCCAGATGGCTGATCTCCTTGGGATATCTCGCCAGACAATTCAAAACTATATCAATGAAATAAAGTAAACTATGAAAGCAAAACTAACCTTTAACCTTCCAGATGAGGAATCTGAATTCCATGATGCCATCAATGGCAATGCGTACAAAGCTGTGATCTGGGAGCTGGATCAATTCTTGAGATCACAATTAAAGCACCAGGAGATGCCAGATGAGGTATCTGTAAAGGTGCTAGAGATTCGCAAGGAGCTGCACAGCATCCTTCAGGATCATTTAAT